CGGTAAAGAATAGGTCAAACCATTATCCCGAGAAATAGAAGGCACAATTGTTGGAGAGTTCTCCTCTTCGAAAATTCCATAAGTAATACCATGTGTATGAGCTCCACCGGTATGAGTATGAGCCGCCACGGTCACTGTATGCGTATGAGCCCCGCCCGTATGCGTATGAGCTGGGACTGAATGAGTATGATCTTTGTCAGTAACAGGGACGAAATCAAAAGCAGTAGGTAAATATCCTATATCATGAGCAGAATAACTATTAACTAAATAATAATAATTATAAGCATTCGCTGCACCGCTTGTCGGTCCACCACCACTCGCACTTGAAACTGCACCACCACTGGCACTTGTCGGAGTTTGCCCACCCCCACTTGCACTCGATACCGCACCACCGCTTGAAGCAGCAGTAGAATAAGCTCTATAATTTAAAAGCCAAAAAGCTAAATTTATCGAAACTATCTTGGTCATTTCGCTTATGATATTAAAATTCACATACATAGGATAGGTTGCGTCTAAACTGTCTTGAGCATTTATGACGTATGTATTCCTATACTCCTTTAGATTAGCAGAACGTATGCCTCCCTGGATAGTGTCGTTGATATTTTGGAGCTGTAGCTTGATTCTGTCTATATCTTCAAGGTCTATGTTTTCTAAGCCTAATTCTTTCCTTATATCAGTTATTTCCATTATCTACTCCTTTTCTTCGGCAAATGCTTCTTCATCATAACATATCGCTAATCCGTGAATCTCAAAATGAAATTTATCTGACATATACGGTCGTGGTTTAAATGTTCTTCCCCTTTTCCCACCACTACCTAAAGAAATTCTGTACCAACGTGTTTTATCTGCCGTTAAAGTTTTGCTTGCATAAGTCTCTGTACCATCATCGAGTGTATAATAAAAACGAAATGCCGTGCCTGTAGTCGTTTTAACCCTGACTAATACTGAGTAGTAATTTTTATATACTTCAGGTTTGCCAAAATCCAAAGGTTCTATGTCATCATAAGCGGTAATAGCTGAATCATCATCATCTAAACTATCAGATTTGAATATTTCATAAATCCGCCCGATTGTATTTGAACCACCAAAAAGTCTTAAACCGTCGCCGCCTTTATCAAATTTACAAAAGCAGCTAAAAGCAAAGGAATATACCCCATAACTTTTTGTTTCAAAATCATAATATATAGTTACATTAGGAACGGCACTTGCCCCTGTCGGTATACAGAGCAGATATTTATTATCATAATAGGTTGCACAAGACAGATGTGCGTAACTATAATTAATATTGTCTCGTATGTATTTATTGAGTCTTCCCCTAAATTCAATATCTATCGCCTTCGCACTAACCCCATCGAATATGTATATCCCGTTAAACGCTAAATATACTACATAATTCTTACAGTTGACCACTGACCTCTTAGATATGCACCCGTCTTCTTGATGAGCATTCCTATACTCAAAATTGTCTTTATCTGTACCCACGAGTCTTTCGACAGTATCTTCGGTAAATACAGGAAGCCCATTTAACTGTTCGATTAAACCCGTTATCTTCTGTCCGTTACCTGTCGGATAATAATTAGTTGAGGGAAAATATTCTACACTCCTAACACCTGTTGTCTTGTCATAATTCTTCGATACATATAGGTCGTCATCTACCGCTATATTTATTCTGCTTAATCTTTTTACCACTAAATCAGGTGCAGCAGGTGGTGCATTATGGTCGGTATGCAAGACAGATTTTAGTGATATCGCGGAGTCTGCTATAGTGGAGCTATAAGTAGTTGTAGAATTATCAGCCACTTCTCCGTCATAATAATAAATTGAACCGCCTACGGTAGTCCTGTATATCCTTCGTTTGGCTATTTTGGCGTCAGCAGATGCGGCTATGGTTAAAGTTACACCATCATTAGGGTGAGCTAATGCAGTTATAGCTGCAGAGGCAGTACCTCCGTTGCTTTCATATCCGTCTTCATCTACAAAAGTATATTTATAATAATAGACTCCTTCGGTTAAAGAGCCGTCAACATCAGAAACACCAGTCGGAGCGGCAGGCACGGTAATACCTACTGTCCTGACATTAGTCATATTGTATTTCATCATTGTATCCGCACCATTAACGATATAACAATGATTAGCAAAATCAGCGAAAAAGGTATCACTGTCAGCAGTCAAACTTGCTTTTATAGAGGTCTCCCCCCAGGGGGTGGTCTCGGCTATTTTATATAGACTTGTGTTCCAACTACACAAAAATTCTTTAGACGAGGTAGTTTGTTTGTAGAACCTATGAAGTCCAGTTATTTTATGAGCCGCACCTATTGAAGTTGTATTGTATTTAGAATATCCTGCACGCTTTACTAACTGGCCGTATTGATTTACTTTTAAGTTATAAAGCCCGTCGGGTTTTCTTGGTAAATTTCTTAACTTTATTTGTGACGGACTAAGGTCATCAAGGGCTTTCCAAATTTGTTTAGCCACAATATTAATATCCTTTTATTTATTCCCCTACTACTGCGGAGGCCACTTTCCCTCTGTAACAAAATGAGAGAGGCTATCTTCAGGAACCATCTGTGATGTGCCGTCTGTATCAATGCCGAGAAGATCCATCATTTTCTCTAATCCATACTGATATCTGGCAAACCATTTATCAGCTTTCCTATCCTCATTCTTCTTTTCCCAGCATTGGCTAATTGCATAATGTATAGCCAATTTCCTAAAATTGATCAAGCGATAATCCCCATTGAATGGTGCTACACTTGCCGCTATTTCTTCGGCTCTTTCAATCATATAAAACTTAACTGTATTGCCTGCCGATATCTTGCGATTGAAGCCGTACATATCACCTCTTATGTAATACTCCGAAGGATCACCTGTTCTGGAACGCCACTCATTATCATAATTTGACATTCTTGCTTGAGTTGTAGGATAACAGCATATATCATTGTAATAAATCTTACCTTCGTCTATAGCAATAAAATCTGAATCAAATCTCAATTCCCTTTCATCAAAGATATCATCAGCTAAAATAGTATAGGTTTTCCACGTTCTTAAACAATGAGTCTCATGAGCAATATCCTCAAGCCCTTCCAGAATCCACGCTTGAATCTCGGTAGAAAGCCAGAAACCCTCGGTTAATTCATTTATAAGACTCCTTACCGCCACTTCTATAGTTGCAATCGTTGCATACATTACCATATATCATCACCTACTTATAGAATTTCATATTCGATAATATAATCCCCTTCGGCAGCAGACAAAGTAACATACAAACCGTTATCACAAATGAGATTGTCTTTTTCAGTCCATCGTATAATAAAGTTAACTGCTCCACCAGCCGCTTCCGTTCCGCCGCAAGCCCTTCCAAAAGCTTTTATGTTTGTTCCTGCCGATGTTATATTATCCTCAACTGTTATAGTCGGAGTCTTAGCTATATCTGCGGCAAATACTACACTTTTTAATCGGCAAATACCTGTATATATTAAAGCACTGCCGGTCTGTTTTCCGCTTGATGTATTCATTTACTTCACTTCCTTTTCTATTTCTTTACTTTGTTCTTTACTTTGCTCTTTTCTTTGTTTTCGGTAACTTGGAAATACTATTGGACATCCAATCCATCTTCATCTTTGTATCTTTATCGATACTTTTGATTAGATGTTCCAGTTCATCAAACTTTTTCATTATTGGTTTGATAATCTCATTATCCATATAATCCTGATTTATGATCATACTCAATTGGTTTTCCCCCTTCTATTTTTTATTTTTATTTTTTCTTTTTTTCCGGTAATTTTTTCATACTCGGAGTATGCTTTTTCCATTTCTCAAAAGTAGCCTTGCTAATTTCACCACGTTCTAACATTACTCCAAATCTGCGAACCTGACTTTTCGATTTAAATGGAATTTTAACCACATCCTTATTTCTTTTCTTTAACATTAATTTCCGGACATTCTGTAACTCTTTTTACTAACTCAACTTCATTCTGAGAAAATCCTTCAAATTTATCAACAGCATTTTTAATATTTTGATAATCCGCTTCTTCAAGTAATATTTCTTTATCAGATTTCATCATTTTTTCAGCTACGATATTCGTTTCCAAAAGTGCTTTACCTGATAATCTTAAATTTGGATGAAACATCAATTGTATAAGTGATTCTTTAAAATCATAAAGTATATCTGTAGTACCACCTTTAGTATCTCTAACTGAAACTGTGTATTTCTCAAGATTAAGTTTTCTCATTATTTCCTCCTTTCTTAATATATGCAGGGTTTATCTATACCACCCTGCGAAGATTTTTAGTTTTATCCAGACGCACTGGCAAACATAAGCCATTTTTCTACGCCATTAATTTTACATCTTGCAGCAGAAGCATAATTTGCTTCTGTGGCAGAAGCAACGACCATATTTCCAGCACCTTCTGTAACTCCATCAATTACCAATAAGTATGCTTTATCATCAACATCAGTTATGCCATTAGCGTGTCCACCATTTACTACTCGTATGAATGATAATTCTGTAACCGCAGCAGGATCAGAAGCAGTTCCAAATGAGTATATCTCAGCCATTAAAGCAGAATATGTTCCACCAGAAGCTAAAGCTACACTTGGTAAACCAAGCGTACATCTTACAGCTACACCAAGACCAGTTACAGCACCACCAGTAGTAGATTCACCCATACCGAGTGATAAATGTGCGCCATGTGCAGTCCCAGCTACTACACCAGTTATTTCAGTGTAGGAACGTAAAGACTCACCGCCTGCACCAGTACCTTTAATATAGAGACGGTTGTAAATAGACCTATTGTCTCCACTGGTTGCTGTGATATCAGCGTATATACTAATTACCTTTGTATCTGCTGTTGAGCTGCTCCAATGTGTGGTTGAATCTCCGATAACAATCGAAGATACGCCTGTGGCAGGGTTAAATCTGACCTGTTTTATCGCCAATCCACCAAAGGCATCACTTGAGTCGTAAGCTAAAGCTGCGTAAAGTTCACCTTTCCCGAAGCCCTCGCCAATATGTTTACTTATAGTTTCCATTAAAATTCACTTCCTTTCATTTTTTACAGGGAAGGGAGTTAGCGTCCCTTCCCCTATAATCCCATTGTGTTAATTTGTTAGTTTATACCACAGAAGGCACACAAAAAATGTTAATTCCCCACGATCCGTTGAGGACGATTGGGGCGTACATATTTTTCCATCCAACCGTACCAAACATACTTAACGGATTGGTAGTAGTACCTTCCTCAGGAGGAGGATTAACATAAAACTTCTGATCTTTACCTGCCAACTTTACATTCCCGAAAGCATATTTTCCGAAGATGGAAACCATTCTCGGTAAAGCAGTTCCTACATAAGTCCCGATAGTCCCTGCGGTATGCCTGTAAGGAACTGTAGTCTCATGGAAACGAACACCAGCAAACTCACCGACTAAATTCCTGTAAAGGTCTTTAGGTGCTGCATAATGTTTTAAGTTGATATATTCGGTGTCGTTCATAAAGTCATACTTCATTCCACCTCTTGGAATTGCTGCATGATAGTATCCGTCCTCAAACATAGGTGTTTCTTGGTCCTCGAGTTTAGCTACTGCTTTCTTTATTAGTGCAGGAGTAATCTTATCACCTGTGGTTAGTCCTGTAGTGTCGCATATCCAGGCTCTTTCATTATCGGTCATAGCGTGTGGTAATGCTGCTATAGTGATAGTAGTAGAAGTTGCTCCTACATAAGTCCTGACTATTCCTTGATTCTTGCCGTCTAAAAATACTACAACACCCGAACTTGATGTCGTATCTGATGCAATAGTAGTTGGTAACGAATCAAAGATAGGTACAGTAGTTGTACCTGCACTTGATGCGGCTACGATTTCTCCTTGATAATTGGTGTCTGAATCTGCTCTTATTCCCATAAATCCCTGTGCAAGTATATTCTGTATCTTCAGGTCTAAGGTCTTACCACTCTGTGTTCCCAGTAAACCTATTAGTCCGCCCAGTTTCGGGTCGTATGCTGTCAGCCAGGTTCGAGATGAAGGTTGAATGAAACTACCATACTCGTCCAGTACCGCTGTGACGGTCTGTGCATAGTACACTTCAGGGTCGGGGGTAGTTCCTTCAGCTAATAGTGCATAAGCCCTTGAATCGGGGTTATAATCGTTTAGTGGTGCATATCTGGTATACTCTATGTTGTCACCTTTGTTTAAGGGGATGGTTGTGTCATTATCCTGCTTTGCTGCGAACTGTTGAAAAACTAACTTCGGCTGCCTATTTTTTAAGTAGACTGCCTTATACAATGTCTTAATATCTTTGGCGGCTGCTCCTGTTGAAACTCCGCCTGCTCTAGCTAAATTTGCGGCTGCGGCTCCTGTATCCCATGCCATTATAAATCACTTCCTATTTTAATATTCCCCTTTGTATGTCTTTAAATGTCTTGAGTGATTCCGTGTTTTTTCTTGATGCTCTCGATGACCTTATTAGGGTCAGTTCCGCTATCAAGTTCTCTTGCAAAATCAACTTCTTGACTCTCCCTTTTTTGAGTTACAATATCAGAGGACATAATATCCCCTTCGCTTATCTCTTTGTTCTCCTCTTCCAACTCACGCTTCGCTTCTTCTTTGGCATTTGCTCTAATGTCTTCTATCTTTTGAGGCAGCATTTCGTTTCTGACCTGAGTATAAAAATACTGATTTGCACCCAAACCCAATTGGTTGACTATGGCAGGATTTCTTCTTGCTCTCGATTGAACTTCCTTCTCTACTTCTTCAAAAGGAACGAGGTCTTTTGATGTTGAATCTTTTAATGTTTTGATTACTTTATCCTCTTGTGTAGTCCAGTTACTACCATATAGAGGAGCCAGTCTTGCGTTTAATTGTGCATCATTATAATCCTTGACCTGTCGGTTATACTTTACAGGGTCTTCATAATACAAATCATCTTTAGGATATTCAGGTAATTTAACCTTCACTTCCTTTTGTTGTCTGACAACAGATTCCTTTTTCAAGTCCTCTATTTTCTGATCCACAATACTTAGTTCGCTTACTTTTGCTTCTAATTCTGCAACTTTCTGGCTCTTCTGGGTGAAACTTTTCTCCATCTCCAGATAAATTTTTTGACGTTCTTCTTCGCTCTTGCCTTCAAATTTACTGGGTTCTACAACTTTGACTTCTGCCTTGACTTCTTTTTCCTTCTGTTTTACTTCTTTCTTTTTTTCGGTCTGTTCTTTTTTCAACTCTATCAAGTCAGGTGCAAGTTCTACTTCTTTCTCAGTTTTCTCGGTCTTCTGTTTTTCTATTGCCTCTTCAATTTGTCCTTCTTCTGCGTTCTCGATTGCCTTTGCTTCTTCAAGCGAAAACGGTGCATTCATATCGGCAGGTTTTTTGACAGCATTTTTTTCTAATTGTCCTTCTTCCGAAGGGTTAGGTTTAATGTTATTGTCGGCCATTTGATATAAACTCCTTTTTTTATATTCCCCTTAAAATCTCCCTTTATTTTTATTATATTCGGGGAAGGTTGTCAGCGTGGCTAACGCCTTCCCCTGCTTAGCCTACCTTTAGTCGACTTCAGTAGGCGGTTAATAATGGGTATCTATTTACCCACAAGGAATGTCGTAACACTCCCGTTACTTTTTCTACACATGGTAGATAAGCTATTTTTTCTTCTCTTCTTTCATTTTCTGTAGCTCCTTCTCATAAGCTAAACCAATCTCAATGGTAAGTTTGATATCATCTAACAAGTTCTCGATAAAACCAAACTTCATAACCATTGCCCTTATCATTACAGGGTCGGTATTTTTAACATCAAATAAATATTCTTTACATTCTCTTAACTTGACATCAAAATACATTTCCTTTAAAACTTTCCAGCCCTTGCTTGAAGTCATCTCCATTAAGTTGTGTGCATCTTCAGCTGATAAAGCAAGCTCTTGTTCCTCTTCTGATTTTTCTTCTGAAATCATAAGTCCCTCCTATTAATATTTTATTATATTTTCTTGAATTACAACTCTGGCAGGCAGGTACTATATTTTCTTTCACATTGTGTCCGCCTTTGCTTATTGGTATTATGTGGTCTCTTGCTGGTTTATTTTTATCTGTAAATTCGCAACCACAATAAGCACAATGATTATTAAATATACTTAATATATTTTCCCATTCTTGGGCGGTTAAAGTATTAATCATATTAGTCTCTTTTAAATGTCTTCTCATATGACCTCTTTGATTAGCTGCTTTGCCTTCGTCTGATTTACGATATTGTTTCTTACGTTTTTTTCTTT